GTGTTTTGATGATGCGCAACACTGGATCTATGTGTTTGCGTGGTGCCAGATAATAATCTATCCAGCCTTTGGTATTGATATAGAACTGAACGAGCGTAAATCCCCAGTATTCCGCATCCAGTGCGTCACTGATAAATCGGAGGAACCAGGGTGATGATATCTGCTCATTCACTTTATCATCGGGTATGCCGTTACGGCGAAATTCAATCTTCCTGCTTAGTACTCCGCTTTTCCGTTTTTGTACCACGCTGAACAGATGCGGGTCCATCAGGCTTTCGCTATAGATGTCATATAGCCTGACACGTCGTGTGAAATCTACGTTTTCAGCACTGCGGATAGCCTGCATATAGTCCCCCAGACCTATTCCGAAACGTTGTGGCTGTGTCAGTATCACCGTTGCTCCGGGACGGGTTACGTTACTCCCTTCGGTGATGCGTTTACTTTTTGCGGCTTTGTTCCGGAAAACCGGAAACCTGTCTAGTATATTCATAAATGATTGGTGCGTTTAGGGTTACTACTCATTAGCCAGGGGCTGTTCTTTTTCTGCTCCTCTTCCGGGAGCTTCGGTGCGCCGTCTATCGTTATTTTAAATGTCGCCACCTGTTTCAGCCATTCCATTGCACGGTCGTAGCGATCCTTGCGTATCTGCGACATCTTCTGAGGATTGTGGATACTGAACAAGTGATACACGGCGATATCTACTGCCATCATCAGGACAAGCTCATTGCGTGCCGCGCCTTCAGCATTGAAAATGGCATCAGCGTCATAGCGGGCATTGAGATATCCGCGCATTTCGGCAATGGCACGGTCCTCACAGATCTCGATGATGGCGTCATCATTGCGGGTCAGTGCATCCAGTATTTCACGATGGATGCTGGCATCGTAATCTTGCGGAGTTATAAATTTGCTCATGGCTATAATCGTTTGGGGTTCCGGCGGTCATTACGATGTATCACAGTCACCGGTACCAGTTGTTGGATCTTCTTTTTGATGATGCAGTAACCGCCTTCCACGCAATCGGGACCGTCGGCGGGAAACTTCAGTCTCAGGGTGAACAGCCTGAATTGGTCGTCCAGACGTTTCATGTGCGGGTTGTTTCTTTCGGCTTCGTTGAAGATGAGATTTCCTTCCCGGTTCAGAGGCTCCAGATTGGCTTCGATACGTGTAGCCTTATCGGTTTTTCTAGCTTCGTCAGGTTGAATATAGAGTTGAATATTCTTTTCACGCCGTGCTTTACCCACCAGCGGCTTGAATACCTGCTGGAAGAAAGGGTCTTGCAGTTTATTGTTCTCCATGTAGCAATACACGGGAACTTTTCCGCCCACGTATTCCAGCAACTGCACATACCAGTCAATGAATTCTGCGTTCAGTCCACGGTCCAGACATGGCTTGATGATATAGAGTTTCGGACCGATCATGCCCATCAGGATACAGCTCTTTGTACTGCTGTTCTTGCTTTTGTTCTCACCGGGTGCCGGGTCGCCGTAAATGACGAGGAACTGGAACTTCTTCAGGTCAGGTACTTTGCCGTAAGTGATCTCCTTAAATACTTCGCCTTCCGTCACCGGATTGTTGAAGTATTCCGTCTGCTGGGCGGCAGTACTGATTTTGGACAGAGCGATATCAATACTTTCTTCCGTATTTTTAGACGGCCAGGTGCTGTATCCTTTTTCATCACGGATGTTCACTACATCCCAATGATCAGCCATGTGCCCGGCACGTACCACACAGCAGTCACGGGCAATGATATTTCCACAGAAAACAATCAGTGTTTTTACTGCCGTATCACGTGTTCCGTACAGCGCTTTTTCCCACCATGTCCAGTTCTTGTCTATCGTGTCCGGATTCCGGCAGCCTTCATCCGTATCGAAGTCATCCACCAGCAGCACATCCGGACGGACAGCGCCGTTGCGGCTACCACGGGGAGCGTTTCCGGCACCGACAGCACGGAATGAACAACCGCATTTAGCGACGAACTCTTCGGCACACCAGTTGCCAAGATTCACCTGCACACCATAATAAGCACGTATCAGGGCATTCTCTTCAAGCTGTTTCTTATAAGGATCGAGCAACCGGACAGCACTGTCCTGTGTGGCGGAAGCCATCATCACGTTGCACTTCTTTTTCGTAAGCGCAAGGTACATGACGATAAACATCACCGTCGTACTTTTCGCCAGTCCCCGTGCCCATGACAATACTTCGAACCATTCCTCGTGTTTGATACAGCGCCTGATGGCCTTTATCTGGAACTCTGCAAATTCAAACTTGCAGTATTCGGGGAAAAAGAACCTGATCCATTCTATCGGGTCGGCTTCCAGCCGGGTACGGTCCTTGGCAATCTGCGCCTGCGTCAGATTGACGTCGGAATTTTGGCGGCGAAGTCCGGATTCATAGAATACTGCCCATTCCCTGAGCGCATCACGGTCTTTCTGCGTCTGTGTCATAAGCTATCCTTTATAAAAGCATCCCACAACCGAAGAAACTCCTTGCTCTTATCTAGATCGAACGGTCGCAGCCAGTTGATGAATTTCATACCTACACTGATAATGTCAGCAACACCTACATCTGTTTCCATCTTCTTAATAGCTGTCGCCAACTTGTTCAGTGTGTCGGCCTCGGCGGCATTGGCATAGCGTTTTCCCTCTTCGCGCTCACTGATCACGCGGTTGATCTCTGCCACTTGCCGGTGCAGGCTGGCAACCTGCTGTTCACGGGTGAGTGTCATGCCTACCTTCATTTCCTCCCATTTCTCCGCTGCTATCCAGCGGTTGATGGTGTTGCGTGATACGCCTACCTTGTCCGCGATCTCCTGTTGCGTCAGGTTATCTTTCAGATATAATGTGCGGGCATAACCCTTTTTCTGTTGTGTGGTCAAATCTGCCATGATGATAAGTCGTTAGAATTTACACAAAGGTCATTATCCCGGAGGTGAACAGAAAAAAAGCGCAAAGGGGTTACAGACAATGCCACAGCGCCTGCATACTTGCCCGTAAGCGTTACACACTTTTTTGTACGGTTGCCCCTGTCACCATAAGTTTGTGACAGATTCAAAGCCGGAGACGTAAATTGCATCGCCGTCCGGCACTATATCCTAAATGCTGAAATATGATTCTTTTTAAATCCATACTGAATGAAAAGACTGCCAGTCTGCTGCTCTACGGAGAAATCAGTGACGAAGGCGGTGACGGCAAGATAGCCAGCCGTGACATCGTGAACGAACTGATGTACATGGACGGCAGTTATGAGAATCTGAATATCCGGATCAATTCCATTGGTGGCGATGTCTATCCCGGTATTGCCATTTTCAACGCCATCCGGCAATGCAGGAGCAACGTCACTATCTACATAGACGGTATTGCCGCCAGCATTGCAGGAGTCATAGCCCTGTGCGGAAAACGGGTGGAAATGAGCCGTTATTCCCGCATGATGCTGCATAATGTCAGTGGCGGATGTTACGGTAACAAAAAGGATCTTCAGGACATGATCTCAACGATCGAAAGTCTGGAGGATACCATTGTCGAAATTATTGCCGGACGTTGTGGCAGGGATAAGGAAGAAGTGAAGAACGCCTATTTCGATGGTACCGACCACTGGCTGAAGGCGGACGAAGCTCTGGCCCTCGGACTTATTGACGCCATCTACGATGTGGAAGCGGTACCCGAAGAAAGTACCACAGATGATATATACCGTATATTTACTAATCGGCTGGTGCTGGAGCAACAGCCACAAAACTCAGATAAGATGAAATTGGAAGACTTTAAAAAGATTCCCCGTTTTGCCAACTGTACGGATGAAGCAGCAGTGATGTCCATACTTGGTGAGACTGCCCGGAAAGCTGACAAGGCCGATGACCTGGAAAAGGAGAACGGTGAACTGAAAGAACAGCTTAGCCGGCAGGAAGAGGAACGGATCGAGACAGCTGTAACGGATGCTGTAACAGACGGACGCATTGGTGCCGATCAGAAAGACACCTATAAGAACCTTCTGAAAGCTGACTTTAAAAACGGTTTGACTGCACTGAAGGCGATGAAGCCTAAAAAACTACTAAAAGACAAGTTTGAGAACCAGGAACTGCAAGCCGGTGAGAGCCCCTGGGAAAAACGTCAGAAGGAAATACGTGAGAATATCCGGAAATAATCTGTAATACGCAAAGATATGATACCGATTAAAAATCCAAAGAATGCTAAGTTAGGCGGTTCGTCCTACTTTGGCAAGAATGTCGGGAGCAGCGTACGCAGTGCCGGCAGTGCCCCACAGATACGCGGGCGACAGAAGGTTAAATACTAACAACTAATAACTTACAAGGACAATGGCAATTCAAGGATTGAATACTACCAACTATTCCGGCGAAGTGCTGGAAAATGTACTGACCCTTGCCACTACAGGCAATGAGTTGGTCAGCAGGGGACTGATTATGGTTATCCCCGGAGTAAACAGCGCAATCAGCATTCCGCGCGTTAAGGCGGGAAAGATGTTGCAAAAACGAAAGGAAGACCCGACGAAAGCTGACAGCAAGGGGGACTTTACTTACAGTGAAAAGAAACTGACGCCTAAGGATATGATGGCCTTCACGCTCTTCAACCCCCGCGCGTTCGAACATATTTGGCGTCCGTTCCAGCCTTCGGGAGACCTGGTGTTCCGCCAGTTACCCGGCAATGTGCAGAATATCCTGTTGCAGGAACTGCTGAAACAGGTAGGACACGAACTGGGCTACCAGTACATCAATGGTACCTACGAAGATGGTTCGGACGATGCGTTGTTGATGGACGGTATCCTGACACAGGCTGCCAAAGACGCGGATATCGTGAAAGTGAAAACCGTGGGAACCACGATGCTGCAACGCCTTAAAGAACTGCGTACGGTGATTCCGGTGACCATGCGTAACAATCCCAACCTGCGCATCCTGATGAGCGTAACGGACTTTGATACGTATGATGACGAACTGACGCAGCTTGCGAATAAAGGTGCGGCTCCTACGGACATCAATCAGGAACGTTACAAGGGCATTCCGTTTGAAGTGTTGACGCAATGGCCGGAAGGCTTGATGGTAGCCACCATTTGTGATAGCGGCATGAACGGCAATCTCTTCGCTGCCGTCAATCTGCAGAATGACGAAAACGTGATTCAGATTGACAAGTGGGCGAATGCCAGCGAGCTTTATTTCTTTAAGATGCTGATGAAGGCGGACACGCAAATCGGCTTCGGTGAGGAGTTTATCGCGCTCGACTGGCGTGTTGACGGTGCGTTCAAACCAACTGTTGAAGGATAAGGAGAACGGGCGATGGCAAAGAAAGAAAAAGTAACGGTGATTGTTCTGGAAGAGTTTCAGGATAAGTTCGATCATAAGACTCTGTACCCGGTGGGAACAGAACTGGAAGTGGACAAAGAACGCGCTGACGATCTGGTAGGCCGCAAGCTTGCCAATATCAAAGAGGTGAAAGCTCCCAAGGAGCTGAAAGAGTCCGAGAATTCCAAGGAAGTAATGACTGAAACCGCAAAGGCTGAAACAGCAAAAACTGAGGCAGAGAAACCTGAAGAAAGAGAAAAAGATGATGACAAGGGAACTGAGAAATAATAATCCACTGAATATTCGCCTCTCTGGCACTACGCGCTGGCAAGGTGAAGTCCGACCATCACAGGATCGTTCTTTCTGTCAGTTCGAGAGCATGGCTTACGGTTATCGTGCCGGATTGAAGTTATTGCAAAACTATCGGAAATTGAACGGATGCCGCACGATATCGGACTTCATCAACCGCTGGGCACCATCTGTAGAAAACAATACTTCAGGCTATATCAGCCGGGTATGCAGGGAAATGCAGGTACCTTCCAGTTATGTTCCTGATGTGAACGACAGGGGAACCATGTGTGCCTTTGCAGCAGCCATGTCACAAGTGGAAAATGGCATTCCTGTGGTGATGGAAGACGTGCAGGCAGGATGGGACCTACTCTAAATTAAGGAGGAATAAGATGGATACACTTGAATACATGAAGCTGGTTTGTGGTATCCTTACGGTTATCATCACCTACGGAGGATTCAGGATGTATACCGACAGACGGAAATACATTCAGGAGGTAGAAAAGCTGAAGGCGGAAGTCCGTGACGCACAGGTAAACACCCGTGGCAGCGAACTGGACAACGTTCAGAAAGCGATGCAAATCCTGATGGATGAAATTGTGGAACCTTTAAAGCAAGAAATAAATGCGATTCGAAAAGAACTCGGAAAACTTCGCCGGGCTGTTGAGAAGTCCAACAGTTGCCGTTTTGCTACTAACTGCCCTGTGCGTGATGAGTTGCAAAAGCCCGAAAAGACTGGAGAAGACTACCTCCCTAGACAGCCTGTACAGCGCAAGAGGATTCGTTCTGATACAGCAGCCGGTACCTCCGAGCATTGCAAAAACAGTGTTTCTGGCAGGGACACTGAAATCGATACCGATAGGAACAGGCTTTAGTACCCGCAGCGGACAGGCAACCGTCAACGTGACGCGGGTATCGGAAGATTCAGTAGAGGTTCGCGCCACTTGTGACAGCCTGGCACGTGAAGTAATCTACCTTCGTGAAGAACTGACACGCATCCGCAACGAGACTGGTGAGGAAGTGGAAGAACCTCCTCCGCAGATTGTGAAGGAACCGACCGGATGGCAGTGGTTCCAGATATGGACAGGACGGATGGCCGTTGCCGTACTTGTTCTAATAGTGATCAAACGGCGATTGAAACGTAATTAAATAATAAGGAAATTTATGGCAGAACTAGGATATGTGCATGGCAGTGACATGCTTGTCGGATTAATGGTTGAAGAAGCTTTTTCTCCACTGGGGCATTCAAAGACTTGTACCATTAGTAATAAGGCAGAAACCAAAGAGCGTGCAGTGAAGCCGACTCTGGCGGAAAAGGCAAAGGCGGCTAATGCCGGCAAGTGGAAAGAGAAATCAGTGAGCGGTCTGTCCGTCGAAATCAGTTCCGAAGGATTCCGGTTCTACGGAGATGAGATGGGATATGACAAGCTGCTGGAACTTTGGGAGAAGAGTGAACCTGTAACAGTACGTTATGCGCAACGTGGAGAGGAAAAGACGAAATACCGTGAAGGAAAGTTCCTTATCACAAGCCTGGAAGAGACATCTCCTTCGGATGACGACTCTACCTATACTATCTCTTTGGAAAACTCCGGTCCGGTTGAGACCAAGACTGTAGCTCCACAAGGATAATGTATCACCTTTAACTTGTATCATCCAATGAATAAAGTAATCATTTGTGCGAAAGAATACCCTTCCCGTGTGACCATGGGGGCAATGATCGACTTCAAACGCGAAACCGGCAGGGATGTAAACGAAATCGGTGCTGATGTGGAGCAGCTGACCATGTTCATGTATTGTTGCGTCCGCAGTGCTTGCCGTGCTGATAAAATCGACTTTGCGCTGACTTTCGAACAGTTTGCCGACGGCATCAACCTGGAAGACTTTACCGCCTTTCAAAACGGAATGTCAACGGAAGAAGATGGATCAAAAAAAAGAAGGGGACGAAAGTGTAACGATTGAATCTCTGATGGGACTGGCGATGGGGTGTGTCGGGATGTGTCTGAATGACTTCTGCCGTCTCACCCCGTTGGAGTTTACGGCCGTCTTCGAAGCCTGGCAACAGAAAGAGACGTATGCAGAGCGCAGAGGGTGGGAACAGGCACGTTTCCTGGCATGCAGCATACTGAAACCTTATAGCAAAAGGAGTCTGGAATTGACAGACGTATGTCGGTTCTCCTGGGATATGAAGCCTGCAAAGGAAGCGGAGGAAGAACCCAGTACACAGGAAAGGTTCGATGAGATCAAGGCTCTGTGGAATGTGGATTGAGGTTTTTCTTTTCCTCTTCCAGTTCGTGGATGAGTTCATCAATGTCCTCTTCGGTGATGGTGCAATCATCTTTCTTAAAGAGTCCGTACAGACCGATAACGACGAATAATACTATAAAGAAACCTCCGATAGTCATAACTGTTTGATTTTTACTTCACAAATATATGGAAAAAGTTTCATTCGACATCATACTTAACCTGAAAAATAATATTTCGAGAGGATTGGTTAACGTTAAAAAGCAATTCGACGCTATAGATAAGGCCGGGGAGCAGGCGTCTGCTACTACCACTCGTTTCGGGAATATTTGTAGCAGGTTGAAAATGCCTGACCTGAATGCGTTTTTGGGAGTAGCCGAGCGATTGGGTGGTGTGCTGGGTGACTTGTCTCAAGGCGGAATGAACTTTGGACAATCCATGGCAGATCTCAGTTCTATTACCGGCATTGCAGGTGATGATCTGAAAGCTCTTGGCGAGAATGCGCGTAAGGTGGGACAAGACTCCGGTCTGGGAGCTGGTACGGCGGCACGCGCATATGCGATCCTCGCCAGTCAGATTGATGTTGCCGTCATTGGTATGGCGGGTCTGAACAACTTACAGGAAAAGAGTGTAACACTGGCACAAGCATCCGGAATGAGTATCGATGCCGCCGCAACATCATTAGCCGGTACAATAAACCAGTTCGGACTATCGGCAAATGAGGCGGAACGGGTTATTAATGTGCTGGCGGCAGGAAGTAAATATGGGGCAGCCGAGATAGAAGAACTTTCTCAAAGTTTTAAGGTTGCAGGTTCCGCTGCTTCTGTCATGGGCTTGACTGTAGAACAGAGTGCAGGGGCACTTGAAGTTTTATCCAAGGCAAATCTGAAGGGCAGTGAAGCCGGGACAGCACTCCGGAACATTATCTTGAAGCTGAATACGGAACTAGGTGTCGATCTGAGCCGTACATCTTTGTCTACAGCGTTGGATGCGTTGAAACCAAGGCTGACGGATGCCACTTACTTGAGTAAAATTTTCGGCATGGAGAATGTTGCCGCTGCGCAATATCTGATACAAAATTCATCGGCTGTCGAAGAAATGACCCGGAAGGTGACAGGTACCAATGTGGCACAGGAACAGGCAGCTGTTCGCACGGATACAACAGCACACAAAATGGAAATACTGCGTGCAAAGGTGGATGATATCAAAATCAGTTTTGCCAACTCACTGGGACCCATGTCTGCCTATGCTTCCGTAGTAGGTGAGAATGCGGTTGTGCTGGCTTCGTTCTATCAGCTAGGTACTGGTGCCATGTCCATGCTCAGTAAATATCATATTGCGGCAAAAACGGCAGTGGTTGCTCAGATGGCTTTTAATTCTATATTAAAATTTGGGAAAGCTACAGTACTTTCCTATGCCATGAATGTGAATCTGGCTCGTAATTCAATTGTGGCAACTACTGGAGCCACAAAACTAATGAATATTGCAATTGCAGCTAGTCCGTATATGCTTGCTGCTGTGGCTGCCGTGGCGTTGGGTGTGGCTGTTTATAAAATAGCGACGCGTAGCAATGAAGCGGAAAAGGCGCAGAACAGGTTAAATGAGGCAATGGCAGGTATGCAGAAAGAAGTCACGGAGGAACGCCTGAAACTGGATGCTCTATTTGCTCCATTGTTGAATGCGAAGGAAGGGACAGATGAATGGAAACGGGCCCGTGACCGTATACAGGAAACCTATGGCGATTACTTGCAACAGTTAGGCATAGAAGAAATAAAGGTAGATAATGCCCGTAAGGCGTATGATTTGCTGTCTGAAGCGATCATCAATACGGCAAGAGCACGTGCCGGGGAAAAAGCATTGACTTCTGCGGGGGATTCGTTAGCCGGTAAAGAAAGCGAGATGCTGACTAAAATGCGTAGTATACTCACTCAAAAGTTTGGTGAGGAAACTGGTGCACGGGTGTTTGATGGCATAGCTAACAGCATCCGTAAAGGTGAGAAGGAAATACCTGAACGGTGGGCGAAATTTATTAAGAGACTGGATGTCACAGAAGTTTATGGACAGGCGGGGGAAGTAAATACCACTAACCCGGTCATGACGTATGTCAATGGAATCAAACAGGCAAGAGCCGATTACGAGAAAGAATATAACCGTATTGTTTCTGTATTTGGCAAAGCTATTCCTGAGCCTAAAGTTCCTCAGAAAACGGTAAAAGGTGAAGGGAATAAGGAAGATGACAATCTACAACAAGAGTCGCTTACTCTGGCTGATATTAAAAGGAAAATAGAAGAACTCCAGTCTGTGCAACAAACTGCATCGGATGAAGAGGGACGTAATATACAAATTCAGATCAATCAGCTGGAATCTCTTAAAAAGGCTAAGGAAAAAGCAATGGGCATCGGTGGAGACCCGGCTTTCATGAATGGCAGCATTGATGCCATGAAAAATGAACTGGCCAAATATGAGAAAGAACTATCCGGCAAACCAATAGGAGAAGCCTCTATTGACTTGCAGATTAAAATTGATAATCTGAAAAATCAAATAGAAGGTGTCAAAATATGGATAGAGAAAGAAGCATTCAAAGATACTCATGGTGAAATTAAAGTAGATGTAATTCCTTCTTCCAGCGCCGGACGTAATCTTGGACAAATGGCGGAAGATTTTCAAGACAAGAGGAGCAAAAAGAACCCGGATAGTGAGCAGAAAATACTGACGCATGATGCCATTAAAAAGATGAAGCTTCCCAAAATTGAGATGCCCAAGATTGATCCCAAGAAGAGCGGCTTTGAAAAATGGAACGAAGCGGTAGACACTGCTTATAAAAAGAATCAGGATTTTATCGAAGGTATGAGCGGCATCGGAAGCGTGATGGGCAGTCTGGGACAAGCTGTCGGAGGTGCTGCCGGAGAATGGCTGAACTGGGCTGCGAATGTGGTACAGGCTGTTGCAGCTGCGATCCCTCAAATCACATCACTGTTGGGGTTGCAGTCAACACAAGTGGCGACAAATACGGCTGTTGCCGGTTCCGGAGCGGCTGCTTCCACCGCAAGTATTCCGATTGTTGGTCCTATACTCGCAGTTGCGGCTGTGGCAAGTGTCCTGGCAGCTCTCGCTAATCTTCCCAAGTTTGCCAATGGGGCAATAGCATATGGTCCTACAATGGGACTTTTTGGAGAATACTCCGGAGCGCAGAATAATCCGGAGGTCGTTGCTCCTTTAAATAAACTCCGTCAATTGATACAGCCGGCAGGTGGCATGGGAGGCATTGTAGAATTCAGAATTGACGGCAGAATGCTCCGTGGGGTATTAAATAAGGTAGACCGATATAACCAACGTACAAGATAATGGAAAAGCAGTTAAGATATCAGGGAGAGTTTTTCAGCGTAGCCGGTGTGCTGTGGCGTGTGGAGATATGGCAGGATGCGGACACTCCTTATCCGGTAGTCGGTGAATTACGTTTCCCTTCGGATACTCCGTTATCATTTGAATGGTTTGAAACTGACAAGCTGGAACCTGTGC